AAATCTAATGTAACACTACCACTTTGTGATCCTGCTGTCAAGGTCTTTCCACGAGCAGCAGCACCAAAGGTTGATACTAAGTTTTCATCTATGGATATTGCTGGTGTAGTTCCTAGTGCAGAACCTAAGCCTATTACAAGGTCATCGGCAGAGTCATCTAATCCTATATAGAAGTCTTGAGCATTGCCGTCAAACACAATCTTTGCATCCTCTGCACCAGCATCTCCAATTGTTAATGTTGGAGTACCTCCAGTTATAGTCACATCTCCGTCTATTGTCAATAGGCTATCGGCTACAGTAATCAGATCTGTATCGTCTGTGTGGCCTATTGTTGTTCCGTTGATTAAAACATTATCAATATCTAGTGAACCACCAGAGATAAGTCCTGTAGTTGTAATTGTAGAAGAGCCAGTGTCTATAGTTCCAAACCCAGAAGTAATTGAACCAGAATTTAGTGCACCTGTTGTAACGATGCCTGATCCACCAGCTATTGGACTTAATACAGAAGCTATTGCTGTACCATTGATTGTTATAACGTCAGCTTCTAACGTGCCATCTATATCAACATTCCCAGAGATATCTAATTCTGTAGCAATAATTTTATCGTTAAAAGTTGCAGCTCCAGCAGCACTACCATCTATTGTTAAGAATGTTGTGTCAGCACCTCCGTCTGTTCCTTTAAATACAATATCACTGTCATTAGCTGCAGCATCTATAACTATGTTACCAGAAGATGTTGTAAGAGTTACGGCTGCATCCCCAGCAGCTATGTCATCGGCAGCTACACTAGATCCTATGTATGTTTTAATTCTAGAAGCTGCAACTTTCCTATTTGTACCACCAGCAGCATCATCAATAATAAATAAATCTGCATCGGCTATGTCTGCCCCTATGTCCGTACCACCATCTATATCTATGGCAGCAAGTGGTAAAGTTCCTGTATCTCCAGAACCTATTAAGTTACCTGTTGCTGTAGGCAATGTTAACACTGCTGAACTACCTGCAGAATGTGCAGGTCCTTTTAGCTGTACACCATGTGAGTTGTTTTCACAGTTAAACTGGATTGTACCCGGATTGGTATTACCCAATACAGATACATGTCCTGTACCTTTGGCAGTCAAATTAAGATCTATATTAGAATCATCACCTGTTGCAGATAATAGTGGAGCACTACCAGATGCAGCATTAGTTATATCAAATTGATTAACAGCAGAGCCAGTTGTTTGGAATATAATTTGTTCATTACCACTTTCGTCTGCAATAAAATGTGCATCGTCTATTAATATGTTTTGAGAATTAGTGTCTAAGTTGCCACCTAATTGTGGGGATGTATCTTCTACTACGTTAGCTAAATCTCCACTTGAACCGGTACCAGCAATAACCGTAGCTCTTGTTATTTTTTTAAGACCACCACCGGATGCATCAACAGCTAAAAGAACATCACCAGATGCAGCAGTGCTAATTTCTGATAAATCTGTAACAGCTACAGGATTAAAGTTAGTTCCATCTGCAACAAGTATGTGCCCTGCAGTGTTTGTTCCCATAACAAGATCGTCACCAGTTATTGTAAGGTCTCCACTTACAACTACGTTACCTGCTACTGTTAGTGAACCATCAGCTAAAGTCATTAAATCTGTATCGTCTGTGTGGCCTATTGTTGTTCCGTTGATTAGTACGTTGTCAATATCCAACGATCCACCGGAGATAAGCCCTGTAGTTGTAATAGTAGATGATCCTGTATCAATAGTTCCAAAACCCGAGGTAATAGAACCCGAGTTCAAAGCACCAGTTGTTACAATGCTAGAACTGCCGGCTATAGCACTATATATAGAACCAATGGCTGTACCACCTATTGTTATAGCATCGGCTTCCATTGTCCCATCTATGTCTGCATTACCAGATATATCTAATGTTGCAGCATCTAACTCACCGGATAGAGTAATGTTAGTTGCCCCTGTAATAGCACCACTTAAAGCAACGGCACCGTTTATGTCTATGGTTGTGGCAGCTATTTGTATTTCTGTGTCGGCTACTATGTCAAGTTGCCCATCGGCAGAGGAATGAATATACAGACCTGTATCTCTAAACTGTAACTTTTCATTAGTTGCTAAGAGTAAATCATCGGAGAACAAGAAGTAATCCTCATCTTCCATCCATGTAAGAACACCATCGTTGGTCTCTCCATCAAATGTCAATACAATGTCTGCACCTGATGTGCCTACTCCAAATGTTGGTGCAAGGAATGCTGCTGCTAATTGGTCAAACTCATTGTTTAAATCAACTGCTTCAATAACACCCCCGTCTACTATTGCTGATGAACTCTGTCTAGTATAAACAGCCATTTATCTTCTCCCTCCCGGTGTAAATTCTAATTCAAAACCTTTTATGGAAAAAGGAATGTTGTTACTTGTGTCTGTTATTTTTAATGCTACAGCAAAGCCTGAACCTTCTACAGCTTGTCGTGTTATTGGCAAGTCTCCTTGACCATATGCAGAAGTGCCAAATATGCCTGATCCAAAATTTGCCCCACCCCCTGAAGTAGTTAAAGAAAATACCGCAGGTTGAGGGGTGTTAATATCATCATAATTATATTTTATAAACATGCTTGCATCTACAGCACCTTCGGGTTTCCAATTAAGGTTTACTTTTTGCATGTTTTTTCTAACACCCGGATCACCCATTGTTATATCTGGTGATCGGTATGTTGCGTCAATGTTGCTGGAGTACCCACCCCTTGTCCAAACATTGCCTGAATCTTGTTGGTATATGTACCCATCATAACCACCATGTATAACTGTCTCTACGTTAGCTATATAGTCTGAATCACAGGATGATACTTTTAATCCTTTTATGTCAGCATACTCAAAACCCATTTGCTGTGCATTTGGATTCATCTTTATTGTTGCAATTATTCCTTTTTGTGAACCCTCAAAACCATCGGTAAGAGGGTAGAATATGCGATACTGAGACTTGTCTCGTATTACCAAAGAGGTAACATTATCGTAAGTGATATCATTGATTCTATCTTGGATTTGCTTAGAAACAGTTCCAAGCTCCACGTCACCAATTCTTGCTGTACCAGCAATTGTTCTGATACCATCGGCAGATAAGAATATAATGTCACCACCTAACTCCTGTATTGAATGATTAGCTATTGAACCCACGTTCTTTGCTACTTCGGCAAGTGCAAAGTTACTTGAACTTGTCCCTGTTACTTTGTATATTCGTCTTTGGCAAAATATAAACAGTTCGTTACGAAAGACTTTTAGTCCTGTAACTACGTCACCAACTTTTATTTCACCAGCACCTGTGTTAAAGTCATCTTCGGTAAATGGGCCAGAGAATATAACACTGTGTGTAGAGTTAGACATGCCACCGTAAAACATATGGTTGGCAAAAGATTTTACAAATTTAGGGTTGGTAGGGGCTGTGCCTCCACCTGTTGCATTTATTATATCTTCTGAAAAACTTGTATCTAGTGTAAAAGCTGCCGCTGCCCCTGTAGCAATTATTATTTTATCTGTGCCGTTGTAGTTATATTTATCAAAATCGTAAGTAAACGTAGTGCCTTTACTTGTAGCTCTACTTGTCCAACTACCAGTTGTTGTTCCAGTATATACTGTTCCACCCCTTGCTGCAACTATAATGTCATTAAATATTACAGACATTAATACTCTTTCGTCTGCATTTGCTACTTGGGGAACAATGTTTGTATTATATTTTGTAGTTCCGTTTAGTCTTCTATATCCACCAGTTATATCTGGCTCAAAATTAGACAGTTGTAATGCCTCACCGGGCTGCATGGTAAATACGTCTTTGTTAAGTACAAGACCCCCTGCACAACTGGCTGTAAATGGTTTTTGATATGAAGTATCAGGCATTCACATGTATCCTTGTATCTGTCATATATGTTTTAGTATTTATGTATTCTGTACGTATTATTTGCATTTGATTTTTAAATTCTTCATAAGCCATTTGTGCTGCTTGTGGATCGGATCGTAATATATATGCATAATATTTTGCTCTTGTAGTAATTACAGATTTAAACCTGTCGTCTAAATCCATAGTGTCCCCATGTGCA